CGCTCCTTACAAGGAGCGAATGATGCTACTGCGTGTTGGTAATTGTGAAGCCGAGGTGAAGGTTGCTGCTCTTATGAGCACGCCTCGCCTCGGCTTCACCGATAATTTCTTCTGCGTCTCGCAGGCGTTGGCCCCACACGGCATCGCCCCCATCAAGTACACCGGGGCGTTCTTCGGGCAGTGCCTCCAGCGAACGATGGAGCAAGTCGTGGACACCCACGACGTTGTGCTGACCATCGACTACGACACGATCTTCACGGCGAAGACGGTCGAGGCTCTCCTGGCACTGCTGCTCCACAGCGGCTACGACGCCATCGCCCCGCTCCAGACGAAGCGGGAGGCGAACACGGTCATGTTCGCCCTGGCGGGCAACACGCCCGACGAGAAGACGACGGTCGAGAACGACTGGTTCAGTAAGGTTGTCCAGCCCGTCGAGACGGCCCACTTCGGCTGCACGTTCATCCGCACCGCCGCCATCAAGAAGATGGCGAAGCCGTGGTTCCTGGCCGAAGCCAACGCCGAAGGCACGTTCACGGGCGGCCACATCGACGAGGACATCTACTTCTGGAAGAAGTTCGCTGCCTCCGGCAACCGCCTGGGCATCGCCACGCACGTCAGCGTCGGCCACGCCGAACTGATGATCACCTGGCCCAGCCGGAGCGTCGAGGGTGGCAAGGTGCAGCAGCATACGACGGAGTTCTGGAACGGCGGCAAGAAGCCGCCCGAGGGTGCCTGGGGGTTCGTGCCGCAATGAGAGTTCGCATCGTCAAGCCGTTCGCCGGCTACAAGGAAGGCCAGGAGTTCGAGTGGGGCGACGGAGCCGCCCGCATCTACGTCGCTCGTGGCCTCGTCGAAGAGGTGTCAGAGCGTCGCGTCGAGACGGCGACCGTTGAGAAGCGGATGGAGCGTGCCGCTCTGCCGCCCGTGAGGAGAAGCGGAAAATGACCGTCACGATCACCTACGGCTCGCCGGAGTATCCCCAGAGCGGCGTGACGCCGTATCGGAGCCTCATCCGGCACACGGCTCCGGCCGTCCACCCCGTCACCCTGGCGGAAGCCAAGGTGCAGTGCCGCGTCGATGTGTCGGACGACGATGCCTACATCAGTTCGCTGATCGGCATGGCGACGGAGTACGTTGAGAACGTGCTCGACATCAGCCTCATCTCGCAGACCCTTGAGGCCCGCTACGACTGCTTTCCGCTGTGGGAGATCATCCTCCCCCGCCCGCCGATGGCGAGCGGGGTCGTCACGGTGATTTACCGTGACGAAGCCGGTCAGATGCAGACGATCACGTCTGCGGCTTCGGCGTTTCAGGTTGACCACTACGCCACCCCCGGCCGCATCTACCCAAACTATGAGGGCGTCTGGCCGGCGGTTCGAGGTGACGAGAACAGCGTCATCGTCCGCTGGCCTGCGGGCTATGGCGCGAGTGGCTCCAGTTGCCCGAGCACCGTGAAGGGGCTGATTTTGCTCCTCGTGGCCCACTGGTACGAGATGCGACAGCCGGTCGTGGCTGGCTTCAGCCAGGTGCTGCCGGTGCCGCTGACGTTCAACACGCTGCTGGCTGCCAGCGGCTGGGGTGGATACCGATGAGCGTCCAGGCCACCGTCCAGGCTGTCGTTCGCGCCCGGTCTGTGGCCTCGTCGGGTCTGGCCCAAGAGATGATGGACAACATCGTCTCCTTTGCCTTCGACGTCGGCGACTGCACGAAGGTGTGGAGCGACCGGAGGACGTTCGCAAGCGGCATGGACGAGGTGGACTTCGCGGCCGTCGGCCTCGGCACGGTGAAACTCCTGTGCCTCAAGAACCTCTCCACGACGAATCAGATCGCCATGTCGGCCGGCTGGACGGGCAGCCAGTTCAGCCTCTTCCGGCAGGACGCTACGTCGTGGAACTTCTCGCCGATCATCAACCTCGGCGCCCTGACGCTTCGCGGCTACCCGATCCGCGAGGGCGGGGCGATGCTGCTGTCCTGCCCGAACAGCGGTGGCTTCTCGACGACGGGTGGCGGCAGCGTCCTCCGCATCGGCGGGACGACGGGGCAAGAGTACGAAATCTACGTCATGGGAACCTGACCGATGGCTCTTAACGCCCAGATCACCCTCTCCATCCTGGCCCACGAGACGTCGTCCGGCGACCTGTCGCGGACGCTGCGGGCCACGCCGGCCAACTACGCCCTGTCGCTCGGAGACGGCACGGGGGCGAACCAAGCCCAGGTCGTGTGGAGCGACTCGCGGACGGTCTCCGGCCCCAGCGAGACGCTGACCTTGTCGAGCCTGACTGACACACGCGACGGTGCGTCAGTCTCCGTCGCCCTGACGGCGGTCAAGGTGGCCTACATCCGCAACGCCCATGCGACGACCGCTCTGACGGTGGCGGGCGGCCCGTTCGGCAGCGGCTACACGCTGCCGGCCGGCGCGGCGGCCGTCCACGCCGATCCGTCGGCCGGCGGGCTGGCGGCGACGGCGGTGACCGTCACCGGCGCAGCCTACGACATCGTCCTCATCGGCGAAGGCACGGTCACATGATCATCGGCCAGATGCGGGAGCGGGTGGCGATCAAGTCGCAGACCGAGGTCCGCAGCCCCTCCGGCGAGACGACCCTGTCGTGGAGCACGACCGTCGCCACCGTCTGGGCGAGCGTCACGGGGCTGTCGAGCCGCGACATCCTCCAGGCCCAGCAGGCCAACGTCATCGCCACGCATCGCATCCGCATCCGCTATCGGCCCGACGTCACGCATACCAACCGGCTGGAGTGGCGGGGGCGCACAATGGAGATTGCCAGCGTCGTCGAGCGCGACAACAGGACGGCTCTGGAGATGCTGGCGAGGGAAGTGCAATGATCGAGCAGGGCATCGGGTCGGCGAGGGAACTGGAGGGCGGCGGCACTGCGCTTGAGCGTGCCAACCAGTTCGTTTCCGTCAAGACGGCCGGCGTCCGCGACTTGGTCAAAACCCTCCAGGCTCTCGCCGGCTCGGCGGCGTCGGAGGCTGTGCTGTCGAAGGCCGTGATGAAGGCGAAGAGACCGCTGGAGCAGCACTACGTCGGCCTCGCCAGTCAGCACGAAGCCACCGGCAATCTCGGCCGGTCTGTAACGCACAAGAAGGTGAAGTACCCCGAGGGCATGATCGTCGTCGTCGGCCCCCGCCAGACCGGCCCCGTCGGCTCGACGCGAGACAAGGCTTCAGGCAACCACGCATGGCTCGTCGAGTTCGGCACCGGCCGCCGCAAGCCTGGGTCAAAAGGCCGCCGGGCCTACGTCAACGTACACCAGCGAATCAACGGGAAGATGGCCCGCGCCGGCTCGTTCAACAACACCCAGTTCGAGCAGATGGGGCGAGGGTACTACTTCCTCATGGGCAGCCTGGACGAACGCGCCGGCGCCGGTGGCAAGCCGGGGTATTCCCGCGACTTCTCCGACTCCTACGGCACCCGCGAGCAGCACCCGATCACGCTCAAGCCAGGCGACACCATCGCCCCCATGAAGCCTCTTGGCCTCATGGAGAAGACGATCAACGCCACCGACCGCCAGGTTTTCGAGATTCTCAAGGCTTCGCTTGAGGCGGGCATCACAGCGGCCGGAGGCTGACCATGATCATCAAGCCCGAAGACTACGTCTACTACCGGCTGACCTCGACGCCCGGCGTGGCCCGACTCGTCGGGTTCAAGGTTTATCCGATCGCCGTGCCGAAGTCAGCCGGCTTTCCGTTCATTGTCTACAAGCGGCAGAACATCATCCGCGAGTCGAGCCTGACCGGGCCGATGTTCATGCCGCTCCTGTCGATCCAGGTGGCCTCCTGGGCGCTCACCCACGACGCCGCCAGGGAGTTGGGGGACGAGGTCCGGCTTGCTCTGGATGGCAACACCGGCACCGCGATGGGGGTTACAATCCAAGATATGAGGCTCGTCAGCGAAACTGACGACTTCTTGGACCCGACGGCGATGGGAGCACAACTCCCCCCGGCCTACGAGGTCCGGCAACTGTATCAGATTCGGTGGCAAGAGGCCGCTTCGTAACCCTACAGGTCACGACACTGGCGCAAGGAGGCGCAACAAATGGCTGGTATTTCCGCACAGGGAATGTCGTTCTCGTTCGGTGGGTCGAACCTCACTGTGACGAGCGTCCAGGTCAATGACACCCAAGACCTCATCGACGGCAGCCACCTCGGCATCGCCCCGAACGGCCGACGCGAGTACGTCGGCGGTTTCGCCACCGACCGCGAGGTGCAGGTCGATTACATCTCGACGAACATCCTCACGGCCGGCGCCTCCGGCTCCCTGTCGATCTCCGGCCCGATCTCGTTCAGCGGCAACGCGACCATCGCGTCGTCTTCGATCGGCGGCTCTGTCGGCGCCCTCATCTCTGGGAGTGCGACGTTCCGAGTCGCGTAAGCGATGGCGGGATTCGCAGCCCAAGGGGCAACCTTCACGTTCGACGCAGGCGCTGCGGGGCGCTTCGGCGCCGCCGTTACGTCCTTGTCTGTCTCGTCTCCTGAAGCGGAGGTCGTGGACATGACAGGCGTAGATGACGCGCAGGGCCAGCGGATCATGGTCCCGACCGGCGACTGGTCCGGCGGCAGCGTCGAGGTCGAGTACATCGCGACGCCAAGCGGCGTAGCGCCGGAGGCGTTTGTACGGCGAGTCGGACTTGTGACGTTCGCCTCGCCAAACATGACGGTGTCTAGGCGAGCGGTTCTCATCGCTGCCGACAGGCGTGCCAGCGTCGGCGACTTGGTCAGGGGGTCGCTGCGTTTCATGTTAACCGACTATGTGGAGCAGCAGCCATGACAGTTGCATCGGCACTTCCGCAGCGGTTTGACATTCAAGTCGTCGATGGGGATGCGTTTTCGTTTGACGCTGTGATTGGGCAGAACGTAACTGGTCAAAGCCTCATGGCGACTCTTGTGACTTACGACAGACAACAGGTTGGGATTACGGAGAATCAGCCTGTTTTTAGATATGTGCCAGTTCCTCGCAGCCTGTCGTTTACCGTCACTAACGCCGCCACTGGCGCTGTAACAGTAACGCTGTCGCCTACTGACACGGACGCTGCTGGATCCAGGAGCGAAGGATTAACTGGATGCCTTCCGCACTGGGTTCTGAAAAGCGGCACGAGGACGTACCTCGCAGGGACTGTTGAGGCAGTCGGCATTAGCGGCTGCTCGATCGGCCAATCCACAAGCAATTCATCTGGCGGCGTGTTTCTGTAGTTATCAAGGAGTCCCTGTTTTATGGCTTTGAGCAAGGCAAAGATTCTCGCGGCGAGGGACGTCAAACTCTCCGACCCGGTCCCGGTCCCCGAGTGGGGCGGCGAAGTTCACATCAAGACGCTCTCCGGCACCGAACGCGATGCGTTCGAGGAAGCCTACGCCGAGCAGAAGATGAAGTCGTTCCGCGTTCGCTTCCTGGTGTTGACGCTGGCCGACGAGGCCGGCGAGCGGCTGTTCGCCGACGCCGACATTCCGGCGCTGTCGGGCAAGAGCAGCATCGTCATCAACCGGCTGTTCGAGAAGGCGTGGAGTCACAACGCCTTCACGAATGAGGCGGTGGAGGCGCTGGGAAACGATTCACCGACCGCCCCGAGCGAAAGTTCTACTTCGACCTAGCGCTGGCGCTTGGTCGGTCGGTCAAGGAGTTGTTGGAGACGGTTGATTCGCAGGAGTTGTCGGAGTGGTACGCCTACCACCAGCGGTGGCCCATTCCGAACAGTTGGCTTCAGACGGCGAGGATATGCCGGACGATCATGGCCGCCTCGGGCAACTACAAGCGGTTGCCCGAGGAGGAGGTGTTCATTCCGGCTGCCAAGCGGCCGAAACAGTCGCAGGACGCGATGCTGGCAGAGTTGTTGAAGTTGCAGCAGCCTCAAGGATGAGACGATGGCACGCGGCTATCTCGGCAAAATCTCTGCTGTCATCTCGGCGAACACCGGGGACTACGTCCGCAAACTGAACGAGTCCGCGAAGGAGACCGCTGCCTTCGCGAGGACCGTGCAGCAGACACTCGGCCGGGCCTCATCGGAGGCCAGCAAGTCGCTGGAGGGCATCTACACGCCGATCCAGAAGGTCGAGCGTGCCTTGCGGGCCGCAGCCAGCCAGAAACTCGCCTTCCGGGGCTTTGACGGCGCGATTCGCGACGTGCAGTCGCTCCAGTCGGCTATCGCAAAACTGACGGACAAGAAGACCATCGACCTCGTCGTCAAGACGAGCGGCGTCGGCTCCTTGGACGAACTGAAGCGGACGATCGGCGTCCTGCGCAACCAGGACGTGACGATCGGCGTTGAGGGCTTGCGACAGCAGCGGGCGGCCATCGGAGATACGAAGAACTTCGTTGTCAAGACGGAGGTTCGCGAAGAGGGCAAGCGGCTCGACGACGTTATTGAGGCGCTGGAACGCATCGACGCCGAGAGTCTGAAGAAGATTTCTCTGCAAGTCGAGGCGCAGCAACTCGACGCAGCAGCGCTCAAGTTGCGGCAACTTGTGTCGGCCGGCAAGTTGATTGGTGAGCCGCTGGCCGCCGCCGCCAAGCAGTACGACGCACTGTCGCTTTCGGTGCAGGCAGCATTTGGGCCGTCGCTCAAGCGAGCGCAGCAGTCTGCCGAATCCCTCGGCGCAGCAATTGATTCTAACGTCACGATCAGCCAAAAGAAGTTCGCCGCCCTTCGTCGCGACGTCGAATTGACGGCAGCGGCCATTGGGAGGCTGTCTGAAGCAGAGGCAATCATCGGCAGGCTCGGCAACGGCACGTCGCTTCGCGACGTTGCGCCGAGGCAGTTTGACGCTCTTAATGAGGCCGCAAGGATTCAACAGCGGTCGTCAGCGATGTCTGGCGAGCAGGCGTCCGGCTTCGGCGTCGGCCGGCAGGAGGCGGCGGTTCGCAGGCAGGCTGAGATTCTGAACCAGATGCGAGCCGAACAGGAGCGGCTGCGACAGAGAGGCGGCGACACGACGTCCATCGACGCTGCGATTGAGCGACAAACCGGCCGCCTTGAGAAGCAAGTGGCGGTGTGGGCGCGGCTTGTCGGTGCAGCAGAAAAGTACAAGGCTGCCGCCACCGCTGCGCAGGACGCTGCCCAGGGGGTTGGACAGAGGACTTTCATCGGCAATATGGGCAGACGGACAGACATCTCCCAGATGGGGAGGTCTTCCCCGTTCTTTCCTGGCAATGGACGAGGCAACCCAACAGGTCCGTTCGGCCCATCGCTTCCAGAAGGCTTCGGCGGCTCCTCCGACGCCGGCCTCGGTAGAAGCATCGACGACCCGCAGCGAAGACTCGAAGGCTTGCGAGGCTCGATAACCGCGGTCAAGTCCCAGGTTGAGCAACTGCCGCAGGCAATTCAGAGTGGATTCATTCCTGCCATTAAGGCCGCTGAAGACGAGTTCAAGAGGCTCGCAGCGTCCGGGTCTGCAACGTCAGAAGAAATTGAGGCGGCTCGCCAAAAGATGCAGTCCCTCGCCGACCAGACGGCGGTCGCCGCCAACAAGATTTCTGCCGCGCGCGGAGTGCTCACCGGCTTCGGCGGGGCAGGCGTCGATGGCATCACGGCTGGCCTCGACGCCAGGGCCGTACAAGTGTTTGCCGCGCAGATGAACGTACTGCAAGGCGTCATGGCAGGCGTGTCCGGCCCCGCGGCCGGCGCACTCGCGGCAGCGTTCGACAATGTCAGGAATAAGATCGCGGAAGCCGCCGACGACGGGACCATTAGGCTTCGCGCGACTCGCGACGCCATCGACGGGATGATTCAGTCTCTCGGCGCCGCTGCGGCGAAGGCGGCTGGGCTTGACGTCTCCAGGGTGTCTAACGACCTGAAGCGGGTCGGCGACGTCGGGCGAAGAGGGTTCGATAACTTTGCGCTCGCCGCGCAGCAGGCTGGCTTTGCGATCGACGACTTCTTCTCGGTTACGGGTGACCTCGACCAGAGAATACGAGCGATAAGCAATAACGTGACGCAGATGGCGTTCATCTTGGGAAGCACGAAAGGTCTGTTCGTGGCTCTCGGGGCCGTCATCGCCACGCAAGTCGTGCTCATGTATCGTAAGTGGGCGAATGAAGGAAGAAGCACAGAGGACAGGGTTAAGGCTCTCAATGAATCTCTCGTCGCCCAGAAGGGGATTGTTGACAGGCTGAAGGAATCCTTTGACTCTCTTGGAGATGCAATCACAAGGAGCACGATTAGCGACAAGGCAGAACAGAACAACACCATACAGAGGTCAATCTCGTCGATAATGGAGCAGCGCCAGAAGGCGGCGACGGAAGCAGTGCTCGACGCAGACCCGGCGACGAGGGCGGCCCGCGCTGACAAAGCGAAGGCTGAGCGCGAAAGAGAAAAAGCATCGACGTTTGGGCAAAGGGCAGCAGCGCAGGCGGCCATCGACCAGGCCGAGGCGAGGATTAGGCGCAACGAACGACTGGCCCGTATTACTCCAGCGCCAGACGACGACGAGGTGAGGCGGGAAATCCGTCGCGCTCCGTTGGGGAGAGTCAGACCTCCGGTCCCCGATCTGCCGTCAGGCATGAATATCGATGCCTTGCGAGCGCGCAGGGAGGCTCTTTCGGCACCAATAGAAAGCGCTCGACAGCGACTCCTTGACGAGAGCAGGACGGGAACTGGCTTCGACGGCGGGCTTAGGGCGAGGCTCCTCGGCGAGTCGTATGAGCGGCTTCAGTCGCTCGCCGCCCGGCTCGACGCAGCGATCTCCGCGATTGTTGACAAGGACATTCCGAACCTGGCGAGGACGGCCAAGGGGATTGGCGACGTTCTACGCACAGCCCAGAACGTAGCAAAGGATGCAGAGTCCGCTGGAACGATAGGGTCTTCTGCCTTTGCTGATCAGGTTGATGTGGCGGGGAACGCATTGCGTGCTGCCCTCGATGAACTAGAAAAGGCTGTCAACTTGCCGGCCGGCCCCGATCGCGAGGCGGCGATCGAGCAGGCAAAGCAGTCCGTCGAGGCGGCGAAGGCTCTCGGAGACGCAGTCAAAGCGCAAACGCCAGCGATCGAGGCCGCCACTTCTTCGATACTAAAGTTTGCAGAGGCAATCGGCAGAGTTACAGCGGAGGCCGACTCGACGCTGAATGCTGCCAGGAGTGCAGAGAGCGCATCAAGGGCAGAGGACATCAGAGACCGGACGCCGAGGTCACTTGGCAATCGGTTGAGGGCAGGGGCGAGCGCGTCCTTAGCGCAGGACGCGCGAGACGAGATTGCCACCGCAGCCGCCAAGGCGCAGGAGCGCGCGAGGCAGTCGCCAGTGGCGATTGACGTGGAGCGGCAAATCAAGGAACTGGACGACAAACTAAAGGCAGAGACAAAGCCTGACGAGCGGATGCGAATCGTTGAGCAACGTGCTGAATTGCAGCGCAAGTCCGAGGCGGCGATTCGCGAAGCAGTTGACGGGGATGCGGAACTAAACGCATTGAGAGACAAGGCGACAGAGCAAGAGCAGCGAAGGCAAGACGCAATCGCCGGCCGCAATCTCATGCTTACCCCCGGACAGCGCGCGCAACTTGACCTAAACAGACAGATCGCGCAAATCAACGAGGGCAGGAGGTCTCGGCTTGAAGAAGATAGGCTTCTTAATCGCGGAGCGAAACAGCCGCAAATAGACAAAGAGGCCGACGAAGCAATTCGCCGTCTTAGGTTTGAGCAGATTCGCAACGCCGCCCCCACCATCTTCGGCCTCGCCGACTCCGTCGCCAATGCGGTCCTTCAAGGTCCGTCCCGCGCGGCCCTGCAAGCAACGGACGTCTCGACCGTCGAGGGTTCGCGGGAACTGACTCGTCTCCTCCGCGGCGACGACGCGGCGAAGGATCAGGCCAACCTCGTGGAACTCCAGAGGGAGGCAAACCGTCTGCTGGATCAGATCGCAAACAACCCCGCCAACATCGCCAACTAAGGAGCACCCCAGTGCCAGACATCAGTTACAGCGTCTCCTACCGCATCTCGAAGGACTTCCTGAACTCCTCGGTGGCGGCCAACAACATCTCGGCGAACATGAGCCTCGCCGGCCTCCAGAGCCAGACGCTCACGCTCTCGACGAACGCCGTCAGCATCTCGACGGCGAATCTGGCGAACGTCGGGCTGGCGTTCATGCAGAACCTCTCGACCGCCGCGGCCTCGACGTGCGCCATCGGCATCGAGGCCGGCGGGTCGTTCGTCGGCTTCACGACCCTGCGGGCCGGCGAGCCGGCGATCATGCGGCTCACGCCGGGGACGAATTACCGAGCCATCGGCACCAGTGGCACCCGCATCCGCGTTGACATTACGGAAGGCTGATCATGCCCAAGTTGGTTAAAGAGACGACGAGCGGCGCGCAGTTCACGCGATCGATGAACGAGGGCGTCCTGGCAGACAGCCAGGACCGCGTGTTCAAGATCGTCCTGAACGCGCCGAATGAAGTCGTGAATCCGCAGACGGAGTGCGACATCACCATCGGAGACCAGCACCCGGTCAATACGAACATCTACTGCAAGACGTTCAGCGTGCGGTTCGACGGCGAAAGCCGCATGGTGATGATCGTGACGTTCAGTTACGAGTCGTCAGCCCACTCGTCGCAGCAGCCCCAGGACGACAAGCCGCCAGAGTTGCGGGCCGCGAACTGGTCAACGAGCACGTCGTTGATCGAGCAGCCGGTGTATCGGTGGTACAAGCGAACGAACTTATACCAGTGGGACTTAGGCGACACGCCTGCCGTAAACTCGGTCGGTGACATCTATGAGGCCGTGTCCCAACTGACGAGCGTCGTCAATATATCAATCGAACAGTGGGAGCCTAACGACCCGACGCGGCACAGTGCGATAGGAGGCTACATCAACGAAGAGGTGATGACTCTTGGGTCGCTCACGATGGAGCCGCACACGGTGCTGTATCGCGGAGTGTCTTCGCAGCCATCGGTCGAGAGTTGGGGCGGCGGGACGTGGCGTGGATGGAAGGCGACATACGAGTTTACATACAAGCCAAATAGAACCAAAATAGTTCTAGCGAATGGAAGTCCATTCGAGACGGAGGAAGAAGTCTTCCTCGGATGGGACGTTGCTATCCCGCAAACTGGCTTTAACGTGCTTGCATTCACGCCGCCAGGCGGCGCCGACGACGACCCCTACGGCCAACCACTCCAGCACGGCGACGAGAACTCGAACGACGCCACGCTTCGTCAGTTTGCCGGCCGCATCGTCGAGCCGATCAAGTTGTTTACCGGCGTCGCGGCCGGCGAGAAGGTCCGCGCAATGGTCAAGGTTTTCTCCTACCGCGGCGGCGGCGCATCGCAGACCCCGTCGGCTTCGCCGATCCCGCTCAACAACAACGGCCGCCCCCGCAAGTCAACTGCCAGCCCCAAAGTCCTCGTCTACGGCTACCAGGTGCAGCCCAGCATCAACCTCACGCAGAGACTCGCCCTCCGGCTTGAGTAATGGCAAACCAGCAGAAGTATTTCATCGGCCCGTCGCTTCTTAGCGACATCCGCTCGACGATTCAGCGGGTGGATGCCATTGCGCCGCGCACCAGCGGGCCGGCGCAAGAGGTGCGGTTGCAGGGCTTGCAGCAGCCGGATGGCTCGCGGGACATTCGCGTTGGCAAGACGGACGGAAAGTGGGCCTTTGGGACATGCGCCACGATCACGATTTTCGAGGAAATACCAGCAGGGGCTTGCCCGCTGCCCACAACAGCAGGCCAGCAAATCCAAAACGTCATCAACCTCACTCGCGACGTTCCAGCGAATGCTTGGGTGGTGATTTGCAGAGCGCCGAATGGCCGCTGGCACTTGGCAGAAGCGCACGACAGGTTTGCTATTCGCGTTGGGAAGGTCTCTGCTGACTGGGCCATCGGAACATGCGCGTCTGTTAATGTATGGGAGCAGTATCTGCTCGGCAGTTGCCAGCCTGTCGTCGGCGAGTCTACCGGCGGCTCTGGTGAGTATTCTGGCATTCCGTCTGGGCCGGCCCTGACGATTGAGAACGTCGCGAACCTGAAGTTCAACGTCCAGGCCAACTCCTGGGTCGTGATCGGACGCGCAGGAAATGATCGTTGGTATCTGCTGTCTGCTGGCATCGAAGGCTCCTGCCGCCAAACCATCGGCGGCGAGGACATCACTAAGTGGGCTGGGTGGGATGGGACGAAGGTGCAACTCCTCGGCCACGACGAGAACGGATGCCTGAAGTGGTTCGATAGCGAAGAGTGCGAGGAACCCTCGCCTGGCACGCCATGACGAACATCGCATTCAAGGACGGCAAACCGCTTCTCCGTGACGGCAAAGTCGGAGTCGGCCAAGGGTGCTGCTGTGACCCGCCAGGCTGCTCCCGTTGCATTCGTGATGGCGAGTGGGACTGCCAGTACACGACGCAGGAAACGTGCGAAGACTGCACGCGAACCTACACCTGCGACGAGGCGCGGCAGACCGAGTGCGACGGGGACTGCCCAGAAGGGTTTACGCCGGGCGATCCGGTGACAGTCCAGGTTGAGCCCACTCCCGGCTGCGGAGGTTGGAACGGATACTGGGCCAGCACTGCCTACGCAATCGCAACCGTCGGCTGCGGACAAATCCTGTCGGTGGCGATTGACCCCGCTTATCACGGCGAATACTCCCCGCCGGCCGGCTTTGCCAGGTGGGGACGGACCGCGCCGACCGTCACCGCCACCGTCACCCAATCCGGCGGTTCAGCGTCGGGCGCGGTGCTGGCTGTGAACCTTGCGCAATCGACGGACTACTGCGGTTTTCCATACTGGTACATCGACTCTATTACAGTCGTTTCTCCGGGGACCGGATACACGATAGACGAGCCGGAAGGGAACGCCGAAATCACGCTGGAAGACGCCCCAGGCGACATCGAAGAAGGCTACGGCCCGTCATACGCATACGTTTCGGAGGTGGACGAAAACGGCGGAATCGTCAGCGTCTATGTAGGTGAGTTGAACAACCGCTGGCACGAGTCCGCAGAGGTGCCGGCGATTATCACGCCACATACCGTCAACATTGGCGGCGGCGGCTCTGGTGCCGTCGTCACGCCGGTAATCGACACCGATACGGACAGCCCGACGTTCGGCCACATCACGGGCTTCACCGTCACCAACGGCGGCAGCGGGTATGCTTCGCTCTGCACGCGAAGCCGCTCGGTCGCGTCGTGCGACGAATGCCCGCCGAGAACCTGGCCGGAGTATGCGTATTGCTTCACCTATGTTGCGGATGACGGCAAGCCTTGCGGCACATGGACGCCGGGTTTCCCGTGCGTGGAGCCGCCTTGCTGCGATTCGTGTCTTGTCCTGCCGAACCCACCGTACCCGCCGTCGCCGACGCGGACGTGCGTGCCGACGCTGAATGTCGAAGAGAACACCAGCGACTACGAGAAGTCTTCGTCTATCTCTAGTGGGCCACCGGAATGGTACGGAACGCTGCCATGGGCAGAAGGCTGGCTTGATGAGCACGACTCATGCACGCTTGTGTGGGTCGAAGACTTCGTGATTCAGACGAACGAGACCGGGACGTACTGCCAGGACTATGTATGGCCTGGAAGCCCCGGATGGGGTGGAGGCAACTTCCCAGACGGATACACGTCGTTCTCGCCGTACTGCTACATCCACAGCATTGTTCCTGGCTGGCTCTACTGCCGGGGGTACGCGAAAAAATACTGGACTAGATTTCGCCTGTTTTTGGTTGACTGCCGTGACCGTTCAATGCTTGAAGTGACGGGAGCCGCATTTACTGAACCCGTTGAGTTCAGCGGTTGTATCGTTGATGTTGGCGTGCCAATCGGCGCAGCCCAAAACGCAGCACGGCCATTGTGCGACCCTCCTAACTGCAACGGAGCGAACCCCGGATTTCTTGATGCACAGCCCACGCTGGAGTGCGCGGAATGAAAGAGATTGTTATCTATGCCGACGTTGGAATGCCGCCGTTTCGGAGTTCGCAGGACATCGCGGACGCTGTCGCCAGCGAACGGGCGCAGATCGTCTCGTCGAATGATGTAGTGCTGCCCAATTCATCACCGCCCTCCCTGCTCACGAAGGCCGCCAACTTCGCCGCCGCGGCCGCCCGACACGTCGCCGCCGGGATGCCGCAGGCGAGCCAGGAGCAGATCGACCAGCGGTTCGCCATCTGCCGGGCGTGCGAGTTGTTCGACGGCAAAGCCTGCACGAAGTGCGGATGCCCGGTCGTGCGGGAAAAGCAGTTCGTGTCGAAACTCTCCTGGGCCAACGAACGCTGCCCGGTCGGCAAGTGGGGGCCAGTAAACCAAGATAGCCAACCATAGGCTACTCCTCTACACTATCACCCTATGCCCGGCGACCACCACTTCACGCTTCACGGCGTCCGCTGGCTCCTGCGGTTCACGCGACTGCGTGGCGAAGCGGCCGGCTGGGCGTATCTGCCCGACCCGAAGAATCCGAAGTTGCCGCGGAAGATTCTCATCGACGAGCGGCTCACGAACCGCGCCCGCCTGGAGACCCTGATCCATGAACTCCTCCACGTCTCGTTCCCGACGGCCAGCGAAGAGCACGTCACCGAAGCCGCCCGCGACATCAGCAGAGTCCTCTGGACCCTCGGCTACAGACTCGACGACGCCAAGGCTCCTTGATGCCGTCCTGGCCGACATATCGCAGTCGCGGGGCGGGTCGGGGACGTGGTTCGACTGCCTGCCGGAAGACGTCCAGAGCGACCTGAGGCAGATCAAGGCGGCGTTTCGCAGCGGCGTGCTCCAGCGGGGCCGAAGGCACGTCGCCAGGACGATCTCGAAGCATCTCAAGGAACGCGGCCTCTCGACCATCGGCTACAACGGAGTCGATTCTTGGCTGACAAAGGACTGAAGGACGCTGTCCTCGCCGAGACGACCGGCGAACAGGTCACGAAAAAGATCGACGGCGACGCCGTGGAGGCGCGCTCGACGAGTCGTCGCATCAAGACGGTGGAGGATCTACTTGCTCATATCCAAGCGGATATGAGCAAGTACGACATCGCCGCCTCCGAGGCCACGACCTGGGAGTGCGGCGACGGCGACGGCGGGACGCTCGAACTCCATCGTGTGTTCGTCAGGCTGAAGCCCAAGGCCGGACCGAGCGTGCAGGACGCCGTCGCGGCGATGATCAAGGCGGCCAGCAGGGAGATTCGCCGTCCGAAGGTGGCGCGGGCGAAGAGGCGCGACGGCCTCTGGCAAGTGCTCGTCATCGGAGACCCTCACTTCGGCAAATACGCCTGGCGGCGCACGACCGGCCCGGCGGGCGGCGGGGACTACGACCTCG